ATTGATTAGCGCCAATATCAATTGTCGTTCCACTCCATACCATGCTGACTCTTCCAGTCGAAATAACACTACCACTATAGACTGGAAAAGTTCCATTAGTGCTGGCCCACCAGTTGGTTGCCATATTCGGTTTCTGCCAGAAAAACGTGAACGTAGTATTGCTGGACCAAGCGCGCGGCACGCCATTATCCATAACGCGAGGTGCTATATTCCACGTCTCGCCCCTGGCGAACTCTCGTTGATACGTCTGAATCTGGTCAGTGTTAGCCTCTACATCGAAGTTCCATGTGTTTCCAGACATGGCACTGAATACAGTTCCGGCGAACGCCAAAACTACAAAGATCATCTTTCGCATTGCAGCCCCCTTATACGTCGAACGGAATCGGATCTTCGGCGTTAGCCCTAGCCCGAACGCGCAAAGCGTCATTCATGGCGTCCATTGACATCTTCAACCCCATCTGCTGATCGGCGCGGTTGCCGCGCTTCTTCATCCAGATATCGCCAACGGCCCAGTTTGAAATGATGCCGCCGTATCGCTCGAATATCCATGATGGACAGCAAAGGTCAACGGCAGCGTCAAACGTCGGTGTCCAGTACAGGCGTGCTTCGACCTGCCCTGTCGTAAGATTCGACACTGGTTCGAGCATTTCAAGCGTCTGGTTGCCGCCGGCCGTTGACGCCGGGTTAATCCGCCAGTACTGCTGGACGTTGCGACGTTCGTACGAAACCCGCATACCAGTAGCGATGGCCGTATAATAGACCGCAGGCGAAGGCGGTGCCACCACTGCGGCGGTTTTGAGTGGACGTGTAAGCGTGAACAAGGGTGGAGTCTCGGCCGCCGTACGGGCGTCCTGAGCGGCCTGCGCTAGTGCCAAATCGTTTGGTGACGCCTGTGCCGCCGACTGGGCCACGGCATACGCCTCAACTGCGGCCTGACGGTCTGCCGGGGAAGGCGTGGCGGCCGACATATCGAAGTATGCCCTAGTCCGCCACACCTGACTTTTTTCCATGAAGCTGGACAAGCACCGGCGAAACACGAGTTCTACGTGGTTCGGGTTGACATCGCCAACATCAGCAACTACCTGAATTAGAAGATCGCTGTATGACGATGCCATGGCGTCTGCTCCTTACACCTGATCGTTGGTGCGGTCTCGGCTGGCCTGATCTGCAGTAAATGCTTCGACTCGTGTCTTGTTCTTGTCCTGGTATTCTTTCCATTCCTGTTCGGTGGCAGGTCCAAGAATGCTGAAGTTGACCCGGTCCTTCATGCCACGCTGGACGAAAGTCTTTCCATCCATCCCGCCATTTGGCAACGGAATCCAGTTTTCGACACGGGCGTTATCCAGAATTTCAAGCTGCACGTCTGAAAGAATGCACAGCGAGTTGAGCATCAGAGACGTGAATTGACCGTTAAGCCCAAGAGTGAGCGTCAAGGTGTCCTTCTTGTCGGCGTCGGCATTCGTGCCGATCCGGACGTGATGGAATTTCCTAGGAGCCTTATTAGCCGAGGCCGTAGCGCGAGATTCCTCTTCCCGCTTCTGCTTCATCTCGATAATGGCGCGATACGTCATGATGCAATATCCGTCACCGCGTGGGGACCGCGTAACAGCCCATTTGCCTGGGTCAAGCTGTCGCTGCCGGAACTCTGCCTGCGCGTCTGACGCGCTATCCCAGCCGGATCCGTTCGTTGCGAAGTAGATGGAGTCTGAAGCCTGTTCAACCTGCGCCGCTTGTGTCACATCTTTAGCATTGGCCTTTTCGGGGTCGCTCATTTTGTTACCCTTTTGGGTTTGTTATGGTCGTTTTTGTTTGAACAAAAGCGGCTGCGGTGTTTAGTCGCAGCCGCTATGTGGAAATTCTATAGTAGGTCCGTCAATACAACAGGCCAATTGCCAGCCAGTTGAAATTGGTGAACGCGCCACCAACACTCATGGTAGTATTCGGGCAGAACGTGGTAGTGGTCACGTTGGTTGCCCAGCACTCATTAGTGCCACCACTGGCCGTCTGAGTTTCTCGCCACTGTACTAGGACAAAAGGAGCAGACTTGAACGTGTACCCGAAAGACGCCGTTGCCTGCCCATTCGTGGCCGTGCCAGTGATGATGGCCGGAAGTTGCTGTACCCCGGTGGGACCGTAGTAAATCTGATTGTAGAAGTACGACGGACCAGCCTGACGCATTGGCTCAGTCTTGACCTGCTGCGCCATAAGCTGCGCCACGCTCAGAACAAACAGCGCGATCATCATCCCCATCAAGAATTTCATCTTTTTCATGTCACTACCCTTCGTTCAAGGTTGAATTTGCCGGCCGCCTCCCGTGAGGCGCAGCCGGTCTTAAGTGGCGATACGCTTACGCGTACTCGATCTGGTACATGACCGCCGAGGTCAAGTTGGTCGTGTTGATCAGCTTGACGCCAGCCGGCATGACCACGCCCACTGGGGCCTGCACCAAGTCATACTGCGGACCGATGTAGACGATATCGGCGCCGGTGGACGGAAGCGTGCCATCAAAAGGCAGGTCAATCCCAACGTAGTCGGCGGTCAGGCCGGTGGAGGTCAGGGCGTTGATGCGGCCATTCTTCGTGCGGCTCATGCCAGCATCGTCACGCCAGGACAGAGTGATCGGCGAGCCAACGCCATAGCCGGTCGTGCCGGTGGCGACGTTGAAGTGACCGGTGCCGTTCGCGGCGGTGTCCATGACGAACTTCGTCGCATTGCCCTTGAGGTTGCTGGCGTAGGTGATGTCAGCACGGGCGCCGGGATCGACGATCTGGGCCGCCGTCTTGGATGTCACGATGTCGCCGCCAAGATACGGAACGAGGCCCTGCGCTTGCGTCTGCGGGACCGGCCCCGCTGTGGTGACGGTGAGAATACCACCAGCAGACGCCGCGTTTGCCAGCATTCCGTTGTTCCACTCAAAATGCCAAGTGCCATTGGTCAGGTTCGTGATGCGGACGCGAGCCGGCACAGCCCCGAGGCCGAGGTACATGACGCCAGCAGAACCGAGATAGGTTTTCCGTGTGTAGTTCATGATCTGATTTCCTTATGTGACGAGTGATTGTTGAGGTTAGGGGGCCTCTCGACCCCCGTGTTGCTTACCAAGCCTGCTTGCTCGGGCTGGTACAGGCCACTTCGCCACGTATCAAGTACAGGTCCGTGAGGATCGTCGCGCCGAACCAGAACTTGATGGCAGCAGAACCGCGCTGGCCGCCCGGATCGCCAGAATCGCCAACGCCCGGCTTCTTGAGCACCACCTGGCCGCTCTTCGTGCGGTTCAGGTTGGCGCACGCGAAGGCACCCTCTGCCAGGAAGATGATCGGATGCACGTCCGGATAACCGGCCACGGCGTCGGCGCCGGCGCTGCGGAACGTAGTCTGAGCGCTTGACACGCTCGTCGCGGCCGCGGACCAGTACTTCAGGAAGTTGCTGGTGCAGAAGCGGACCCCGTCCACATTGCCGATTTCATTCGGCAGCAGGGCGTTCGGGCTCGCATACTTCTCGACGGACTTGAAATTCGTGCAGTGCGTCACGTCGTCGGCCATGGACGAGGTGATGATGGCAACGTACGATTCGGCCACGGGGACCGTTCCGACGTTGATGCTACCGCTCATCATCCGTTTGATCTTCTTCGCGGAGCTTGTCCGGAAGATTTCCTCTACCCGGCCAACCATGGCGCGGGAGATCGTGGAATTCACCAGCAATCGGCTGGCAACGCCACTGGCATACAGCACATTCGTGCCGGCCAGCAGGGCGTTAAGCGTGACCATCTCGCAGGTCTGCGCCATCCACGTAGCCAGATTCTGAAGAATCGGCGTCATGATGTTGTCGGGATGTAGTTCGACGGTCCAGTCCGTGATGGGCGTCCATGTGAGGTACTGCTGGAGCGTCAGGGTGACGTTCTTGCGCACCAGCGGAACGCTGGCCGGTGTGATACCTTCGACGGAAGGGACACCCGTGACCGGGAAGAACTCGAAATAGGTAAACTTGATCTGGTCGCCCGTGTTCGACGGAACGCCGTGCTGTGAGCCAAACTTTGCAACCAACAGCTCGGGAAGGGCGTACTTCAGAATGTGGGCAGCGGCTTTGAGCTGCTGGGCCTCAAGAGGGCCGGTAAACGTTGCGGTGTTGACATCCATGGCAAAAGCTCCTTATCCATGGCGATAATACGCCACTGATATTTAGGCTTCTGCCTTGGTTATTCGAGCAACACCTTTAGTTGCCCTTCGATGAAGAAATAATAAACCCGCTGCGGTAGTTAGCGCAACTACTTTCTTTGCACCATGCGACTATTCGAGTTTTCGGCGCCAGATACCCGCAGCACCAAGACCAGTTGCAGACGGCTTTACCATTGGCATAGACCACGTTCTCGGCGTCCATCCACGGGGCGCGCACCCTACACGGATGCCTGCATAATGGCGACGGGCAACGATGGATATACATGCGTCCAACAGGCGCACCAGGGATCTTGATAACCCACGGAGAGTCTTTGTTGTGGTGGACGCATGAGGATAGCGAACACCTAGCCTTAACCTCGCTCCCGGCACCAAGCATGCCAGCAAAGGCACGGTGCCCGCAAACAGGACAGCAGAACACGCGCACCGCCATGATTGGAAGTTCAAGGCGTTGCGCGATTTCGTCCGCAATCTCTGCGTTGGATTTGTGCGGCATGGTTAGATTCGACCGGCGAGGCCGGCGCGCTGTTCCAACTGTTCCAGCCGATTGAACTCGGCGCGCATGATGTCTTCTGGAGATCCGGTGATTGTCCCGCCTTCATCGCGGGAGTTGCCGCTACCCCGTGCCGACGATACCGCGGCCTGGAGGGCATTGCTTGGGCGCTGACGCTGTATCGGCGTGGCGGCTGCCTTCTTGGTACCGTTAGGCGCTGCAATGCCATTGGCGGCCCGAAACTTCGACATGACGAATTTGATATCCTCGAGGCGGTCCGGGTCTGCCACCAGCAGCGCGGCGTAGTGCGGGTTCTTGCTGGCAAAATCGGCCATGCGTGGGTCTTCAATGAGTTGTGCAGCATCAGCCACCCCATCAGCAACGAGTGCCGCAATGGTGGTCTGCACGGCGCTTTGCGCGGTCTCGGCTTGGCGGGCCTGCGCTACTTCAAGAGCCGGTCGAATCATCTCTGTCATCTTCTCCACAACGGCCCGTATCATCTTGTCCTGGCGCGCCATGATTGGGTCGGCAATCTGACCGTACTCCTTCAGCGCCTTCTCGCCGGTGGTCTTTGTCCCGTCCACGTCATCAATTTCCATGACGTTGACTTCTGCCTGAACACCGGCAATCATGGCGTCAATGTCGAACAGTGGGCCGGTGGCGGCCTGTTGTTGCGATGCGGCAGGCTGCGGCTTATGCTCGGCAACGGCAGGTGTAGATACGGCCGTCTTTTCTGCAACTACCTCTTCAGCTTGTTCGGAGGTCTTTGGAAGAAACTTCCCGTCAGGTCCGCGTGGTAAATCTACGTCGGCAGGCTTATCTCCTAACTGGTCTGCTGGTTCTTTGTCCGGTGCAGTGATTCGCTCGAACTCTTCTGCGAAAATGCGCTCTTGTTCGGATGCGGAAAGCGGCCCACTATCGGTTGTGGTTGTAGCGGTCGCCGTAGCGTCCTGCGTGGTCTCTACTGGGTCTATCACTTCGACTTCCATGGCATCCCTCGTGGGTTGGTTGTTACTGGTTAATCACTGCCTCAAGCTCTTTGCGTATGTCGTCGCAATCCATCCTGGCACCCTTGAACGACCTGACATGGAACTGCTTGGCTTCATCGCCCCATTCGCCCTTGGAGTCCTCGGCCTCCTGCAACGCCACCGATCTACATTTCAGCCATGCAATAATAGGCTCCATGATGTCGCCGCGCAGACGGATCTGCTGGGCCTCATGGTCAGTAGGCTTGAAGCGGGTGACGTTGTAGGAGAGGCTGGCCATCAGTCTTCCTTGGCGGAATCGCCGAAGATAGCGGACATGACAGCATCGGCGATATCGGCGTCTGCCTTTTCGTTCAGCACA